CGTCAACAACTGGGAAGCTCACAAAGAGATATCGGACCCGCGGTACGCAGACAAAAAAGCCGCCGTTCAGAACACGATGTGGGCTGTGGTGCGTGAGCAAGGCTCGCCGCAGTCGCCCGAGCACGGCATTCAGATCGCCGAAGAGGCGTATCGCCGCGTCAACGAGCAGTACCGCGGCTGGGTCGCACCCCAGCGGCGTCCGACATCGAGAGTTCCGAGCAGCACAGGTCGAACCGCAGGCGTTGCGCCCGAGGCAAAGACACTGCTGGAAGCAGTCCGATTTGCTCGCGAAGGAGCGCCGCGCCTCTAATTTAAGGGGCCGCTGCTATGCCTGTTTATACCGCGCCACTACTCGCGCATATCACCACTGCTGCTCTCGATTGGTGGATGAACAAAGGGACCGCCTTCCAGGAGGCGATCCAGGAGAAGCCGCTGCTCGCGGCGATGGAGTCCAAGAAGAAATCGTTCCCGGGCGGCAAGGGCAATATTGTCATTAGCGTCAAGGGAGATTACGGCAACACGGCCGCGCCCGGCACCGATGATCAGCTCAAAGGCTATGAGCTGGCCGACAGCGTGACCTACTACACGCCGGCCAACCTGACCCAGGCGATCTTCCCCTGGAAGGAACACCACATCGGCATCATGATGACGCACTCGGAACTGAAGTCCGATGGCATCAGCGTTACCGATGGCCCTGGCATGGAGGAGGACACCTCCGAGCATTCCGGCCGTGACGATACCGTCCTGGTCGGCCTGCTGCAGGACGCCTTGCAAGACGTCTCCGAGCAGTATGCCCGCGGCATGAACAACCTGCTGTGGACCAACGGTGCCACGGACGCCAAGGCCCTCGCCGGCATGGCGGCACTTATCACCGACGATCCGACCACCGGCATTGTCGCCGGCATCAACCGCGGCCAGAAGCCGTGGTGGAGAAACCGCGCCTACACGACCGCAATGGGTGCAGCTGTGACAGCCACACCGGCGCTGTCGGCATGGGGTGGCGGACCGATCACCTCGGCCGCGGCCAACGGCGGTGCGTTGATCACCTTGCTCCAGAAGGAGTATCGGCAGCTGACCCGGTACGGCGCCAAGCCGAACACTGGGTTCTGTGGATCCGACTGGCTCACCGCCCTGGAGACAGAGCTGCGTGCCAACGGCAACTACTCGATGCAGGGCTTCTCCGGCGGCAAAGACATCTCGGTCGGTCAGATCTCCTACATGGGAACCGACTTCGAGTATGACCCGACGCTCGATCAGCTCGGCAAGAGCAAGCGTTGCTATTGGTATGACTCGCGAGACATCTACCTGGTTGCCATGCAGGACGAGTGGCGGCACCAGCATTCACCCGAGCGGGCACCCGACAAGTACGTCATCTACCGCTCGATCACTTCGACCGGACAACTCTGTGCGCGGCGTCTTAACGGCGCTGTCGTGATGGATATTGCCTGATCGAAACGGCCGGGGTGGCGGTGGTTTTTCCTGCAAGATTGGCCGCCCTCACCTCGGCTTCAACAGGAGGTTAAATGGCTGAGCAGACCCAACAAGCCAAACAAGGCAGCATCGGTGCCTTCCGTGTTCGCGAGAGTTTCAACCCGTCGCAGGACAATTTGGTCGACAAGATCAAGCGGTACACCGCGGATCTGATCGACATCTGCGAGGATCTGAAACCGCACGATGCGCGGCTCGCCGCGCTGGCGCAGACCGCATACGAAGAGGCCGCGATGTGGGCGGTCAAAGCAGCGACGGCGGACAAGAAGTCATGAGCAAACAGATTCAGTACTGCACCTGCAAGATCAACCTGGCCGGCCAGAATTGCCACACCGTGATCTACAACGAATTCAATCCGGTGACCTGGCCGGAAGTGCAAGTGTTGCAGGCGGTCCACGGCGACGAGAATGTCATGGACGTCATGCCGTGCGGCATCGGCGAGGTGTGGCCGACCGAAGAGAAGAACCGACTTGCCAGCATCTACGGTCGCAAGGTTGTCGAAGCGTGTTTCCCGGGGCGGGCGTTCCGCATGGACTACATGATGACCGAAGATGTGAACCTGCCACGCTACGACGGGGGTACGCCATCTGTCGTGGTGGCGCCGCCAGGCAGCGATGACGAGGATGTGGAAGCTAGCTCCGAGCCCAACCTGGAGCCGATCTTTAGGCCTTCACCACGCGGTCGCCGAACACCACCGCCGCCGGAGCATAAGGACGCAGGTTAGTGCCACTCAGTGTCACGCTGCTGGAACTGCGCCGGCTGCTGCGTTCTGAAACCGGCACGTCGCTCAACCCCCAACAGGGTGTACAGGCGCAGGACACGCTTGACCTGATTTTGGCGAGGCAGCAGCGCGAGCTGTGGGACGCCTATAACTGGCAGCACCTGAAGATCTGGACCGACGTGCCGCTGACCGGCGGCCAGTCGCTGTACAGCTACCCTGTGCAAATGGCGTTCGACCAGATCACGCGCGTCTATGTGACCTTAGCAACCTACGATACCGTCATTCCCGATCAGATAAATTCGGCAGGGGCCTGGGAGCCGTTGGCCTACGGCATCAAGCCATTCATGCTGCACCTCGGCCCGGCCAGGGTCGGCAAGCCGATGCGCTGGGGCAATGTGGCATCGATCAATACCACCGGCCCTACGCCGATCACCAATCCAGTCGGGCAATTCCAACTGTTGCCGACACCGCCGCCGGACACCGGCGCAATACCGAAGGTTGGCTATGTGCTGCGATTCGAAGGCCAAGCGCCGTTATCCCCGCTGGTCGCGCCGACCGACACTTGCATTCTGGATTCCGAGGCGATCGTGCTGTTCGCCGCCGCCGAGATCTTGGCTACGCAGAAGAGTGAAGCGGCGCCAATGAAGCTGACCAAGGCGCAGAATTACCTGCGGCGTATTCTCGCCGACCAGGGCGCCGACAAGCGCGTCAATTACAACATGGGTGGCAACCACCGCGGCGGCATCGACCCCGACAAGTCTTATCGGCGTATCCCCTACATCGACTACATCCCGAGCTGATGATGGAATTGTGGAAGCCCATACCCGGATTTGTTGATGCCGTGAGAGCCGGCAGAACCTGGACTTCCGTAACCTAGGGAGGACCGGGCCATGCCCTACTTTCACAATTACTGATTTTGCTGCTGGACTTGACCTTCGACGATCCGAACTGACCGCGCCGGCCGGAACGCTGCGGGCGATGACCAACTGCCACGTCACGCCTGGTGGTGAGATCGAGAAGCGGATGGCTTTCGTGCCATTCTGGGCGTGCGATCCATTGAGCAAAGGCATCGTCGAAGTTAACCAGAAGCTCTACGCCTTCGGCCCGAACGGCCCCTACACCGTCGAGCCGCCGTCCGGCACCTGGTCGGTTGGTGTCCTTGGACAAGCCACGCCAACCATCTTTGAAATCATCGACTACGACCTGTTCGACAACAAGGTCTTCACCCTGTTGTGGAAGGACGCTGCCGGCACGGTCGGCCGCTACTACGACGGCGTCGACCAGCCGTGGGCGCGCGGCTTCTATTGCCGGACCTACAAGAACAAGATGTACACGGTGGAAAACTCCATCTTGTATTTTTCCGCCAACGGCAATGCGGGTGACTGGTCTGGCTTGAACCCGAACGACCCGTCGAAATACACCAACTACATCGACCTCTCGTTGGGCGACAGCGACATGTCCGACAGCGTGGCGCTGGAGGTGTACTACGACAAGCTGGCGATCTTCTCATCGACCGCGGTGCAGCTGTGGATCATGGACCCGGACTTCACCAAGAACCAGTACGTCCAGACCCTGCGTCAGGCCGGCACCACGGCCTGGCGCAGCGTGATGCAGTATGGCTCCGGCGACGTGATGTACCTGTCGCAGTCCGGCGTCAGATCGCTCCGCGCTAGAAACTCTTCACTAGCCGCGGCGGTGTCCGACATCGGCTCGCCGCTGGATCCGCTGCTGCAGGATCTGTTCCGCAGCATGGGCCAGGACTGGATGAGCGGCACCATCGCGCTGCTGCAGCCGGTCACCGGAAGATTCTGGATCATCATGGCCGGATCCAAAGCCACACCTGACGCGCCGCTGACATCTAAAATATACGTTCTATCGGCCTTCCCCGGCCCGAAGATCACGGCTTGGAGTGAGTACGACGCCGGCTTCGTCATCACCGCGGCCTGCATATACAAGAACCGTGTGGTGGTTCGCGACGACAAGAATCAGGTCTACGCCTACGGCGGCATCTCCGACATCGGTCCGACTTATGATAATTGCCCGGTCGAGCTGATCTTCCCATTCCACGCCGGCGAGGGTGTCGCCACCTTCAAGTCCTTTGCCGCGCTCGATGCCACCTGCTCCGGCGTACCCTGGCAAGTATCGGCCGCGTTCAATGTTCAGGATTCCACGGTCGAGGACTTCATCGGCATCTTCGACGGCCCGTCGTTCCCGCAAGGCAAGATCCAGCTGTACGGCCACACCACTCACATGTCGCTGCGGCTGCGCTCGCAGGACATCGGCCCGCAGGTGCTGTCCAACCTGATCGTCCACTACCAGGGAGGTGAGACCGGATGATCAACATCGCGGTCGCCGACCGGGGCATGATCGATCATGTGCTGCAAGGCCTGCGTGCGGCCGATGTCGAAGAGATGACCGCGGCCGGCACCGACATCGGCAAGCTCGCCGTGCAGATCATGCGACACAAGCTGTTTGCTTTTTGCGCCTGGGGCTTTGACTGCGGTCCAATCGCAGTGTGGGGCCTGGTGCAGAAGCGCCAGGGCGTCGGTGCCGGATTCGCCTTCGGCACTGACGACTGGGGCCGCGCCGTGCTACCAATGGTCAAGCAGATCCGCGGATTTGTCCTGCCACTATTAGTCGACCTGAATATCCACCGCGTCGAGGCGGTGGCAATGCGTAAGCGCGACGATGTCAGACGTTTCATGAGTTTGATTGGTGCCAAGGCCGAAGGCACGCTGACCGGCTATGGCACTTACGGCGAAGACTTTGTCTCTTACCGATGGCTATCTGATGAATATGGCAGTCACCGAACTCAAGAAGCCCAAGCGGACTGTGCGTACCCCGCACATTAATATCCGCATGGGCGAGTCCAAGGATGCGGCGATGGTCGCCGAATTCCTCGGGCATTTCTTCGAGCTGTCGAAGTGGTCGGAGTTCCTGAAGTATCACCAGGAGCGGACCAGGGTGTACCTGCAAGCCGCGATCGGCACTCAGTTCGCCATGTACGTCCTGGCGATGGACGGCGAGGAAATGGTGGGTGTCTGTTCCTACCATGTGTTCGGTGTGTTCTCTGAACCAATGGCGGTGATGGACGAGACTTACACTATACCAAAGTATCGCCGCACTGACCTTGGGCGCAGGTTGATCGAAACCGTCATCACGCTGGCCCGCGCCGATGGCTGCAAGGTGATGAATTTTCCCATCTGCTCGGGGATGAAGGAGCAGAACTCCCTCATGAACATGATCGGCCGGCACTTCGGCGCCGAGCCGGTCGGCATGATCTTCAGAAAGAAACTCTGATATGACAGTCAACGGACAGGTGTGACATGGGCGGCAAAGGCAGAAGCAATCAGCAGATGCAGACGGAAACCGCCCCACCGCCGCCGGCGCCTGACGTGCCACTGCCAGCTGCACCTGAAGCGCCGCCGCCACCGCCGCCACCGCCGCCACCGCCACCACCAGACGTGCCGCCACCGGCGGCACCGCCGCCTGACATTACGCCGATCTCGCCAGGCGAGGCGATAAGCCAGGTGGAAGTGACAAAGGATCCCACGAAAACAACCGGCGACTTGCTGGCGCAATCCGTTGCGGATCCCACCAACCTAACCGGGCAGGTGTGACATGGGCGGCAAGGGCGGCGGCGGCGGCAACTACTACCAGCAACCCGTCGACAAGTCGGGCAATTCCACGCTGGAGGAAGCGACCAAGACGCTCGCCAACACGGCGCCGGTCGACATGTCCAAGATCCAGTCGAACATCGACGTCAAGAAAGCCGCCGCGGCCGCGACCGCGAAGCCGCAGGATACCGTAACCAGTGTTACCGCACCGGCCGAAGGCGTGTCCGGCACCGAAACCACCAAAGACACCACCGGAGACGTCGCCAAGAAGGCTGTACTGACGCCGCCGAAGTTCTGGGAAGATTACGCAAAAGATCCCAATACAACAAACACACAGGTGTGACATGGGTGGCAAAAGCGGACCATCAAATAACCAAGCCGTGCAGCTGCAGATGCAGCAGGCGCAGGAAGCCAGGGACAAGGAGAACGCGCGCCAGGCCCGGCTCAACCAGGGCAAGACCGCGATCGATAACATCTTTGGTAACGACAACTTCGGCGATCCGTTCTACGACAAGTATAAGAACGCCGAGCTGGACTACACGCTGCCGCAGCTGAGTACCCAGTACACCGAAGCGAAACGTAACGCCGAGAATGACCTGGCTCGAGCTGGTCTGCTGCGATCAGGCGCTGCCGGCTTCGTGCAGAACAAGCTGACCCAGCAGCAGGGCGTCAATGAAGCAGGGCTCCGCGCCAAGGCCGACACTGATACAGCGGCGTTGCGACAGAGCATCGCCGCCCAACAGCAGCAAGCCTACAACCAGCTGTACGCCACCGAAGACCCGACCGTCGCTGCCAACACGGCCGCTAACTCGGCCGCCAATGCCCAGCTGCAACAGCCGAACGTCAGCGCGTTAGGTGATATGTTCAAGCCGATCGCGATCGGCCTGGGCTCGGCGATCGCACCAACGTATGGGCAGTCTGAAGCCAACCGTCAGCTCGCTGCCGCCAGCGGCCGCGGCCAGGGCAACATAACTACGACGCAGGGTTAAGCTTATGTGCGACCCGATCTCGATCATTGGCTTAGGCTTCTCGATCGGCATGCAGATGTACAACATGCAGCAGCAAGCCGACATGGCGAGCCAGCAGCAGTCTGCCAATGATCAATGGGTCGCCTACCAGCGCAAGCAGTCGCAGGACTTCCAGGCCCGCGACGAGAGCCTGCGCCAGAACGCCGAGGCGGCGCGGCATGGCTCGCTTGATGAGCTCAGCGCCGCCAACCAAACGATAGCGCAAGGCAAGGAAGCCGACCGGCTGACGACATCGTTGACGCCGGAAGACATTGCCAAGCAGGCGGCTGGTGATCCGAATGCGCTCGCCAGCGCGATGTTTTCGGGCCAGCAGGGCGGCTCGCAGGAGATGCAGACCCAGATCCAGGGCAGCATCCAGCAGGCCGCGGTCGAGGCCCGCAAGCGCATTGCCGCGCTCGCCAACGTGCAGTCCTACGGCGGCTCGCAGTACGGTCTGACCAACCGCGCCAACACCATCTTCAATGCTGCAGGGCAGGACATCCGCCTGGCCGGCAACGAACGCGCCGGCGACCTGTCGGCCTACAATATCGCCAAGGCGGTCGAACCCATTCACATCGCGCAGTACAGTGGCGGTTCGGCTGGCGGCCTGGCGACCGCCGGCGCCCAGTTCACAGGCCAGCGGCTCGGCAACACGCTGGCATCGAGCATGGGGAGCGCCTGATGGCCTCGGATTTCCTGCGGTTCCAGCAAGATCCTTCGCTGGGTAATGCGTTAACCGGCATCGTCTCCGACATCGCCGCCGCGCCCGGCAAGGCGTTGAGCAACACCCATACGGTCGAGGAAATCCTGGCGCTGCGCGCCAAGCAGAAGCGCGACCAGGCGGAATTCGACGCCAACACCGCCGCCGGCAACGCTACAGCTGCTGCCTTAGCCGGCGTCGGGCCGCCGTTGAGCACGCGCGATGTTCAGTTTCAACCGCAAGGGCCGGTTAATCCGGCCGATCCGGTCGACCCCAATGCCGTGAAGCTCGGCGACCAGATGGTGCTGCCATCATATGCGTCGACCGAGCAGTACATCGACCCGAAGGTGGCCGAACGGTACAAGCGCGAGCTGCCGATGTTTCAGGGTATCGCCAAGGCGGAAGCCTACAAGAATCCAGGCGGCGTTCCCGGCATCTATTCCAGGGCTTCTATCGGCCTGGGTGGCGCCCCGACCGATCCGGCCGAGATGCAGCGGCTGTCCGGCATCACCACCGGCACGGTCACGCCACTCAAGGGCGAGCCCTACGTCGCCGTGTCACCGGACGGCAAGACCCAAATGGTCCTCGGCATGTCCCCGGATGGCGGTGTCCACGACATGCAAGGCCGGCTCATGAAAGACATCGCGCCACAAGGCACCGTCCCTGTGCAGGCCAGTAACGTAAATGTCGGGGCTAAGCCGCACTCGATATTCGAGAACGAAGGCACTCGAATGGCGGCGATCACGGACGCCAACAATGCCGTCCTCGCTGGCAAGCCGCCCAATCCAGCAGACACCCGTAACATATCGATCGCGATCCGCCAGCAGTACCCGGAGATCAATAAGCTGATGCCCGACGCCGTCGGCAACACCAC